TCAACCATGTCTTGATCTACTGTAATATCAAAATCTTCAACATGATGTGTACTACCAAGATAGTATTCTTCAAGCGTCAAATTTTGTAATCTCCCTTTTAATAATGTTTCTACCATTTCGTGTATCAATGTACCCGTTGCGGCTGGCACGCCTACCTTGTATTCTACTTGTTGCGCAAGTTTTGGCATCCCTGGACAGGACATCCAAATCTTTGCTGCACTAGGACTTAGTAATGCGTGAGCCATTTATGGATCTATAAGATTCTTGTTCCATTCTGACAACATCTTTGAGATCGTATCTTATCTTACCACCTATCTTAAAATAGTTTGGTCCTTGTCCTCTTTGTCGTCTATTGTCTATAGATTTTTTTGTTACGCCCCAGCGTTCAGCTAATTCGTTTGCGTCTATAGTCTTGGAAATGTCAAAAGTAATTTTGTCATCAGATTCAAATATTTCCATAATTTTCCCTTTTTTTATATATAAGTGTTAATATAGCATAATATTACTTAAAGTGGAGAAAAAATATGAAAAAAAATAACATTGATGAGTGGGATCAATCAATAGATAGACTGGCAACCAACAACCAAGTTGACGGCGACCATTACAAACAGCATATCATACAACCAATAGAATATATATATGCAAATAAACTAAGTTATAACTTAGGCAGTACACTTAAATACATAACCAGAAACAAAGGCGGTAAAGAAGATAGAATAAAAGACCTTATGAAGGCCAAGCACTTTATTGATTTAGAATTAGAAATGGTTTACGGCGTGGATCAAGAAGGCGAAAACATAGGCAAGTACACAATTGAAGTAACTATTGATTAATTTTGTATAGCTTCTATAGTTTCTTGTATTTCTTTTTGCACTATTTCTGGATATTGTCCTTGTAACATTTGTCTGGCTTTCTCTTGATTTGTTCTAAATATTTTTGCAATAGCATCTTGTTTTGCAGATGTTGTCAATCTGTTATATCCAGGTGATGTAACTAAGGTAGCAATAATTTGTTTTGTTCCTAAAATCTGTTGATTTGCTAACAATGTCTCGTATTGTTGCGGTGTAAGTTTTACATTACCGATAGTTCTTTTTGGGAAAGGTGGCGTATAGCCTAGGTTTACAAACTCATTAAATACAACATCATCTGTTACAGTTGATACTCTTACAGGTGAATATCTACCACCCAAGGGATCAAATGTTGGTGTAAATCTTCTTATTTCTCCAAACACATTTCTTTTTGGTGGCAGATCAACAGAGGTACGAGCGCCAGTTGCACCAACAATTTCTGGAAATCTATTTACAAAACTATCACTAAAAGTTTGAACATCTCTTATTACAGGATCGTCAGCTTTCCTTTCGTAGTATGTAAATGTAGGCACAAAACTAGAAACAAACCTTTGTATTGTAGCTTCGCCATATCTATCTGGATCATTAATCATTTCAATAGTGTCACTAAGACCAGTCAAAAAAGTTTTGTTTGTAATGTTTTCTGAGAATGATGCAGCCATCATAGACATCAGCTTACCAAGTTCTACATTTTCCTCGGCTGTAAGCTGTCTATCAACATATTTACCAATGTCAGATATATCTGCGGTTATACCAAAAAGAATACCAACTGGCTCAAATCTATTATAACTATAATATTTATCACCAATTCTAAGTGAATATGGTTGCCATCCTGTTTCCATCAAGATTGATTTTTCTCTGCTGTCAGTAGGACCACGACCAGTTATAAGGCCAGAGTTTGCATAATACAATACAGAACTACCAATGGCAGCACCGACAGCTAATTTTGCTCTTTGCAAATCTGCTACCTCACCACCTTGTTGTATGGCTCTTTTATACCTTTCACCCAACAATCCAGCAGGCGTACGCTCAAAAGCGTAGTTTACTATGTTGACTGGAGTTCTTATAAAAGGCGTAATAAATCTAAGTGCTGGGTATCTTTGCACAATTTTTTGAAAAGCCTGTCCAGCCGTAGCCAATGGGTTTGTAAAAGTCCCGTATCTACCAGCGTCTATTGCGTCAATATGAATATCTGGTGCTAGTTCTTCTGGGTTACGCATAATTTCGTAAGCCCTTTTTAATCCTTTCTTTTCTTTTTGTGATTGTCTAAACGCTCTGCCCCACAACTCTTGTCTGTAACCAATAGATTTGAAAAAAGCATCTTCTGCAACAAGTGCCGTGCCTGGCAATCTGACTACCCTACCTAAAATACCTGGTATTGTTTCTTGTCTATTGAGTTCTAGTTTTGTAAGCGGATCTACTGCTTCGCCAGTTACAATAGCCCTACCAGCCGCGCGCAGGCCGTCTATCGTTCCATATAAAGTACCTAATACTCTTGCTCCAGCCTCGCCAAATGTAACAATGTTTTCACCGCCACGCACCTTACCTATTGCTGCTGCTGTAATATATTCTATAGGTGTAAGGCCAGCAACAAGTGTATTTGAAAGCGTGTTGACAATGTGTGTTGATGGTGAAGATAACAAAGCATTGATCCAAAACTCTTGTATGTAATCTAAAAATGTCGGCTTGTATTGATCTCTGGTAAATTTTGCTAACGCAGCTGGATCGTCTAACAAACTCATTTTGTTTGCTATATCTTTTATTACATCATCACCGCCTTTCAAAGCAACAAATTCTTTTATTAATTTATCTCTCTCTTTTGGGCTTTTACCAGATGCAGGTCCAACACTTTCTCTAAAAGATCGTAAGGCCCTACCAGCTTCAGCAGTAATACCAGCTATTTGTTCTTGTATTGCTGCCGCACGGGCCATAGCAACCTGAAAATTAATTAGGTCAACCTGTGATGCGTTTACATCTTTTGCAATTTTTGCAAGATCGTATGCTTCAGATATTGCTTCGTCAAACAATATTCTGGCTGCATAAGCCTGTTCTGAATTAAAAGCCTGTCCAACCTTTCTTTTAAATAATGTATCGTCTGAATAACCTAAATCTCTAGCAAGTGCCTCTAGGTTTTCACCTTTGCTACCAAACTTTACTACATTTCTTCTGGCATCTAAAAAACTATCATTGTCAGTAGCGATTTTGTTTATAATATCTTTGATTTCATTTGGCTCATTGATTTTTGTTAGATTAATGTTACCAGCAAATTTTTCTTCGCCTATGTTTTCTATGGATCTCTCTGGCCTTGTACTAAAACCAACATCTTTTGATGTAAATGATTCTGGAACATCATCTATAGTATTTCGTGGTGGTATTACATCAAGATCATCCAAGGTAATTGATCTGCTTTTTTCCATAGCCATCATTTCTTGGTATATTTCATCAGTTTGTTGTTTGGATATAGCTAATTTTTCTTGTTGATCTACTACATTTGCTATTGCATTATCCCTTTCGAATATTTTGTTTAGCACTTTGTCTAATTGTTCATTACTTAATCCTTGTGGATCTATGTTTTCAGCCTCTAAAGTTTCTAGAATATTATCAATCTCTTTTTGTTTTTCATAATATCTAATCATTTCTGGTTCAAACTGTGGCAAGGCTGTGTTTTTCTCTAATGCTTCAAACAAATCACTTGGCATTAATTCTGTTGGTTTGCCCTCAGTTTCTTTCAAACCTTTACCAGTACCTTGAAAAAAATTTAATTCATCAAGTTCACCTAATAGTTCATCAGCAACACCTGATTTTGCTCTACCAGTGGAGGGATCTATTGGCGCATTTGGTGCTGTATATGCTAAAGGAAAATTTGATTTATCATAACCAAGCGCTGATGCTATTTCTTCAAAATCAGGATCATTTCTTGGAACTCTGCCTTTAAGCAAACTTCTTACAGTCAAAACTTCTGGCCTTTGTCTTGGATCTGGGTTTCGTAAACTAGGCGGTAACATTTTATTTTTTGGCGTGGGTTGTTCTATCGCTGCGCCAAGAGGCGTACCTTCTGCAATAACTTCTTGTGGTGTATCTTGTACCACTAAAGGCTCTTGTGTTTTTTGTGTTTCTTGTATTTGTTCTACAACATCATTTTCTTTTTTAGCTGCTCTTAGTTTGCCAATAGTTCGCAAAGCGGCATCTACAGGAACACCTAGCGCTGCACCCTCTAAGGCCATTTTAAATCTTGCTTCAGCACTTTTATCATTAGGATCTGCTTGTAAATATTCTGTAACAGGGTTTGGTAGTTTTGATTGTATTAAATTAGATACTCTTTGTTCATAAGGACTAAAAGCAAACTGTTCAGCAATAGCACCTATACCAGCGCCTTTTGCAATTTTTTGTTTTGTTGTTGTTGCTGTAATACCAGATGCCAGACTGCCTACTTTTGTAAATGCAGGAACAAAGGTTGCAACATCACGCGCAAAAGGACCTGCAAAATATGTTGGCTCTGGAACTGTTGGTAATTTAATCCTTGCGTCACCAACATCTTTTGTAAATCTAATTCCTTTTTCTATTTCAGGTGTATTTGGATCATCACCAAAAACAAAACCTGGACCACTTGGTCCAATATCTTGTGCTAAATCTATTGTAGATTGTGCTATATCCCGCGCAGCACCGCCTAAAGTTCTAAATAAATTTTTTGCAAAACCTAATTTTTCTTTTTTTTCAAAAGGACTTATACGAGTAGGAAGATATGGAAGAATGATATCAACTGGTGTATCGCCAAAAGGATTTTGTTGTAAAGGCGAATCTCCAAATGGATTTTTTGCCATTACTCACCCTTTTTGTATCTTATGCCGTTAGTAATATATTCTTCGCCTTCTTCTAAAGCATCATACTCTGCTTGTGTTGTGATTGTTTTTATAGCTCCAGCATCAGGTTGTACTTGCGAAATTGATCCTGCGCCTATGCCTTCAATAGTTCTAGTTAAAGGATCAGCTTTTCTTAAAACTTGTAATACCAACTCATCTTCTGGTGTTAGTTGATAATTAGGTATTGTTCTAATTTTTTGTAAAATGTCAGCCGCATATTCGCTTTGTGTTTTTGGTTTTGGTGTTTCTAGTGTTTTGACAACTAAGTTAATGCCTTGGTTTGCATCCATAATATCAACAAGAGATTGTAAACTATCTGGTATTGAGTCAAGATTGTTTTCTTTCCAGGTTTTCCAAGCCTTTTCTTGTTGATTTTTTTTCTCTTTGCTTGCCTTCATTTCTTTAAGCTGTATGGCTTTTTGCACAAAATCTTTGTCGCCACGAAGCGCGCCACCTAAGGCAAATAACATAGTTCCTAGACCGCTTTTATCTTTTTGTTGTGTTATAGCCATTTATAAAACTCCGTAGTTGACCATATAATAACCATTAGCATCTTTAGTTACTGCTTTTGGCATATACTTCATAACTTCTTGTGCAATTACGCCTGTTGTCGCATCTTTTATACCAAGCCTTTTAGCTTTATCATTCCAATCCCAAGTATATAATTTGTGTCCGTTTTCAGATGTGCCAATATGGTTAATGTTTTCTTTTAGTCTTTCGTCAGACATAAAATACATTCCTGCTAGCTGTGCTGCTGTTCCTAAAACATCTCCTGCACCAGTTTTTTGTTGACCAGTTGTGGTTGTGCTAATTAATGGTGTTCCCATACCAGCTTGTAATAAACTTAATTGTTGAGGTCCATAACCTAGCGCTCTTTGGAACTCGCCTCTTGCAGCATCTATACCTCTTTGCTGTAGCGCCTGCTGTTGCGCGCCTATACCACTTAACAAACCAAGGTTTTGTAGTTGCGATCCTTGTAAACCACCAAGCAAACCAGCTTGTTGCTGTCTTGCT